CAGATTTTATTGCTTCTCTAAAAAATTCTTTATCTTCAGTTAATGAGTTTAATAAAGATTTAAGTTTTGAAATTCTGTTTTTAAGGTCTTGAGTTGTTCTCGTGTAATAGTTAAATTGTTCTGATCTTGATTTTGTAGTCATAATAATATATTTGTTTTAATTATACACCAAATATAAAACTATTTATTTAATTAACAAAATATTTAATAACTTTTTTTAGTGTAAAGTATATTTACCAAAGTTTGGTTTGCTTAATACTGAATAAGTAGCATATCTGATAGCATCAATAATATGGTTATTTTTATCAATAGGCTTATTAATCATTTTCCCACTTCTATCTTCCTGCCATTTGTAGTTTCTAAATTCTTGGATTGCATTATGGCTATCCTTTAGAATATGTATTTTAAATCGTTTTAATAGATCTATTCCTGCATTTATACTATCAGCACCTTTTAAACTTGGTCGTACATTCCAACCCATTCTGCGTAGTTCTTCAATCAATCTAGGCTCTGCTGAATCAAAGTATATTGTTTGTCTTTCTATTCCAACTTCTTTCCATTTCTTATGTATGTCTATTGTAGTCATTTGAGTTTGATACAAATGTTCTTTTACATAAAGGTCATAGTCTTTTCTATAAACAGAAACTAAACTTGTAGGATCATTAGTATATCCTGCATCTGCTCCATAGCTTATAAACTCAGCATCTTCAGGAATTTGATTTACCTCAACATAACTAAATATAGTTGATTTACTGATTCCTTTTATACCAAGTCCATAGATTTGCCAATATTGTTCATCAGTATATTTTAGTCTTTCAATTTCTTCCTTAATGCTATCACTAAGGAAGCTATTATCCAAATAAGTAGTAATATTAAAATCGGCATCTTGTCTTGGTATTACCTTGTCATAAATCCAATGGTACTCGTCTGATGGATTAAAGTCAAGAATTATTTTTTCATCTGTTCTAAATATTAATTGTTGCCAATCTTCATAATCTAACTCATTGGCTTCATTTATAAATAGTAAGTTTCTTTTTCTACCTCTAACTTTTTGTGCCTGATCTAAAGAAATAAATTCTACTAGATTTCCATTTATCTTGTATTCGTGATTTGATTTATTATGGTTAGCTTCAAAGTAGCAATTATGTATTTTTAATATATCTAAAAAATCCCTCATTACAGATGCCCTAACTGATGGGAATGTTTTTCTACATATTGTTATTGTCTTTCCTGTATTCTTTAACGAATAATGAAATATAATATAAAGCAGGATGTTGTACGTCTTGCCTGACCTTGTTCCACCCTGTTCTATTGATATCTTTTTATCAGACTTTAAAAGGTGTTTAAAAACTACGTTAGTCTTTATTTTCAATTATCTCAATTTCAAAGTGTGATGGCATTCCGTCTGCTCCTGTTATTTCTTGTCTTTCTACATAACCCCTTTTCTTTCCTTTTGTCTTTAAATAGAATATAGTTGCTGCAGTTGAATCTGCTGCTATTTGTTTATGTAATTGACTTTCTGCAAAGTCTAAAGCTACATTTTCTATTTCCTGTACTGCTATTGCAAACATCTCATCTTCCTTTAGCCATTTGTAATATGTGCTTCTAGGTATATCTGCTTTCTTACAAGCAACAGTAACAACCCCTAAACTTTGTTCTAGTGCTGCTAATAGTGATTCTTTTTTTATATGTCTACTTTCGTTCATTATAAATTTAGTTTTATTGTAAACTCATTCGCTTTCCTTTTAACATTTGAAATCATAGATGGGTATAATTTAATCAAATCTTTAATAGCTTTTTTTTCCATCTGAATAGTTCTATAATCTTTACATCCACCATCTTTTCCCCAATGGTCATTTTCCCAATGCAAATATCTTATAGCTAAAATTCCACCTTTGTCTTTTATATGTCTTAAGCAAATTTCATAATCTTCTTTAACAGGAAAATTTTCATCAAAGTAATATTCCCCATCATTTATTATTCCCATCAATGATGCAGTAACATAACTTCTAGTTAAAATAGGTTTATAAGGATATGTTCCTCTAGGTGAACTTTCAGTTCTTGTTCCCCAAATTTTATACCCCATTTGTTCGCTTAGATCAAAAAACTTTAAAAATTCCTCCATCCAAAAGCCTTCATCCCTTACTTCTATTTTTTTAGTATTTCTTTTATCTAGAAAATTATATCCAACATTCTTAGCATCATCATCTAACATCACCACCCATTTTTCGTCTGTATTTTTTAATATCCAATTTCTAGTATTTGTAATACCCCTCACTTCTTTTGGCACACAAACAATATTTTTTATTAAATCTTTATACTGATGATATTCACTTTCAGGAATAAAAAAAGTAGAATTAGGTAATATCTTATTTGTTGTGGTAAGCCCTGCTCTACCCTTACTTGGTACTGCTATCAGCATCTTTTAATCTTTTTTTAAATTCATCCCAATATAATACTCGTTCTAAACTAACTGCATCAAAACCACTTCCTTTTTTGTATCCACCTCTACGCACCATTTTTAGTTTTAAAGTTTCCTTTAATTCTTCCCAATCAACAGAATTTGGCTCTGCCATTATAAGTATGTATTCTTTTGGTGGCTCTAATTGAACAGATTGTGGTAATTCAATATCATCATCTTCTTCTAGATCATCAATAGCATTATCTATATTTAAATCTAAACCCCAATCTTCTAATAAATCAGTATCCCAATCATTAGCTAGAACATCCCAATCCCATTCACCAAAACCTACATTATCTTTAATAATAAATTCCTGTGCTTTTTTATCATCTAAATCTGCTGCCTGTATAATATAGACTTCTTTTAATCCTATCTCCTTACAAGCCTTGTAACGCATATTACCACCTAAGATAATATTATCCTTATCAACCACTATTGGTCTAAGTGATAACATCTCAGGAAACTCCTTTACACTATTAACAAGTTTCTGAAACTTATGCTTGTTTATGAATCTAGGGTTAGCATCATTTTCTTTTATAGATGATATGCTTACCTTTTGTATTTTAGCTTTGATCATTGTATTAAATTTTCTCTAAGGTACAAAAAAATTATTTTCTGTATATTCTTGTAATTACTAATTGAAATATTCCAAAGTAAATAACAATATCTTCTTCGTATATTTCTTTATCTTCAAAGGGATAATGTCTGATTCCAAACAAAATCCCCTTAAAAAAACCTGCTTTAATTTCGTAACGTAATAACTCCATAGTATATAATTTGTAGTATAACGTTTTTAAAATTACTTTTTATTTACCAATGCATACCATCCATTGATGTACTGCTTTCTATTACTTGGCACTTATCTTTACTTTTCCAAGACCAAGATTTTTTCAATAAACTAATTCTTTCTATAATTTCATCTATTCTATTTTTAGGTAAACCATCAAATAACATTAATATTTTTTGATCATCAAAACTATAATTTTTAGAATTTAATTTTATTTCTTTAAGTTCTTTTTCAAGCTGAAGATTTTCTTTTTTAATTTTCCTGTATTGATTCTGTAAAAAATGGACTTGATCTATTTCATCATAGTTTAATTTACTTTTGAATTGAAAGCAAGATTCTAATTCAGAAAGTTCTTCGTTACTTTTCTTGTAAATTGGGTACATCTTTACTAAATGTATAACAGATGCGTGATCTGTTTTCTTTCCCATTGAAGTAAAAAAGTTAGCAATACTTGTCCATCGCATATTCATTTTCTTTCTAAAGATATAACAAGCCAATGCCCTTAATTCTACATATTCTCGCTTTCTAGTATTTTGAAATATATCTATCCCTGTCATTTCAATAATACGTTCTGATATTTTTAAATAGTCTTTATTCATTTCTTAAAATTTTTATTTCTCGTTCTAAATAATCTTTTGCTTTTAATAGATCTCCTAATTCATCTTTCTTTTTTCCTGCTCTAATAACATATTTTAATACGTTTCCTCTGCTAAAATTTAATTCATAATCATTTATGATATCTATTACATCATAATCTTTTCCGTTATCGTAATGTACTTGTGTTGCTTTCATTCTGTTCTTAGTTTTAAAAGGTGATAGCATTCAGCATACTTCTGCCTAGCTTTGCCTCTATATTCTTGTTTAAATAATTCGTAAAGTTTCCTAGTATATTGGTATTTAGTTTGACAATCTGCATAATACTTTTCTGCAAACCTTTTACCTTTTCCCTTAAAGTAATTTACATTGTCTGCAGTATCTCCTGCAATCATCTGCTCATAAAAATTATACATAGCTTCATCTTCTGATATGTCTAGTATTTCTTGGTGCTTATAATGATAATTATACATCAGGCACGGAAACTGCTTATAATCTTTATCTATTGATACAATCATAACTTCATTTCTTCCTAGTTCTTTTGACAACTTTTTCCAATACCTTGCAACCATATCATCTGTTTCCACACCATAACCTACAACACTATCGTATTGTTGTTTTACAAAATCGTGCATATCTCCAAGTAAAGGTGGTAATTCTTGCTTTTTCCTATTAGCTTTATACTTACCTGTAATTAGTTTTCTAAAGTTTCCTCTAGATCCACTAAATGTAATTACCCTGTCTATATTATACATATCTTCTAATCTATTAACAATAGCCATATATTGCTCATCAAACTTATTTCTAGCATCAGCTATGTCTGTATAATACTTTTCATCCTCAGGATGTTCTCGCTTCCTATAACAGCTTGCAAATACTAAACTATCTGCATCAACTAATAATATCATAATATATCCTGTATTGCTCCATCAATATACATTATCGCATTTTGACAAATATTATCTTCTGTTTCTCCATTTTCAATATCTTCTAAAGCATTTATGTAAATATACCTTATCTGTCTTTCTAACATAGGAAATTCTGCTATTGACTTCATACAATGTCTAGCTAAATCTCCAATATTTATAGTTGTTTTTTTCTGCTTCATAATTCTTTTAATGAATCTTTAATTGAACTTAAATGCATATCCTGCATATTTTTATTTTCTTTTACAACTTGATCTACTATAAAACCTAAGTCTTTAAATAAATGTTCTACATTAAAAACAACCCAATTACCTTTTCCATATCCAATATGTAATTCTCCATCTTGACAATAAAGGTGTTCTGTTTCGTGTATGTATGTAGTTTTATTTTTCTCCATATTGTGATAAATTTATTTGTAAGTAATTTCTTAAATCTGATTTTTCTTTTATTCTAAAATTGATTGTAATATCAGTTATAGCTTGATCTTGTTCTGTTCGGTATTCGATTGATTTTCTGACCTTGTCCCATAATGCTTCATTTACTTTCATCTTCTAGAACAATTACTTAAACGATATAATTTCTTAAACTGCATTTCTTCTGCTGAACTTGGCTTAGGTGTACCTGCATCAGGTCTAACTGAATAACCTGAGTTATATCTTGATACTTCGTATGTCCTGTTGTCTTGGGTGACAATCAACAACGTGCCACCCATTTCTTTTGTATAATATGCCATACTATTTTATTAAAGTTAGATCTAATTCACTTGCTACATAGTTAATATGCTTCTGTGTGGTCTGCGACCAATATCCTAATTGAAATAATTTACCCTCTGTAATGGTTGCAACGTGAGTTGTGTAACTCCATACTTGATTTCCTTTGATACTTAAATTCTGCTTGTACTTTGATAATCTATACATCTGTTATTTTTTTATCTATTATACTTATTACCTATTTCTAAACCCTTGTTTAAACCTTTTTCAAATTCCTTAGTTGCT